GCGTATCCAAAGTAGGCAGTAAAGCCGCAGTTGATGACCTGAGTCGTGCCTGTGCCGGTGTAGCTGCCTACTTTGGATACGCCAGCGACTGTGGCGAACAGATATACAACGCCTGTTTGACCAGTATTACCAGTTGTATAGTACAAATTCCCCGTCATTGTTGACGTAGGCGACCAAAAACCAGAACCGCCATTTGCTTGCGCTGCTGTTGTATTTAGCACCAAATAATTATTTGCGCCTAATAAAGCTGGCGCACCAACCCCCCATCCTGATGCTGTACCAGACCTATCTTTTTGTATCATTAACTCAGGCGTAACACCTAAATTATGAGCAGTTGATGGAGCAAACCCACCCGAACCGTTTGTTATGCACACCACATCAAAGAAGCCGGGAGCGCGACTAAACGCATTTACAACGTATGTCCAAGTGTTTGTGTTATATGACGAATCACTAGTACCGTAAGTAAATCCTGTATTGTTGTATGTGTTTATGTAATAACCAGCTACAGAACCTTCTGCATTAGTCGTGTTTTGCGATAAAGCTATATTTGTTCCAATTAAAAGGGTAGCGTCTTTCCAATCGGTTCCATTGCTTCTGCTTTTCCACCACACCATATCTGAAACAAACCCAGTGGTAATAGCCCTGTTGTTAGCTCCGTTACCAGTATAAGCAACCGGACTAAACACACTCGTCCCACTCGTCGGCGTTTTCATAGGGCCACGACGGATGGCGATGTAGATACAAGTTTGCCCATTACCCAATTGGCTGCTAGAGAACGTTGACGTAACAGTAAAGCCTGTTGATGTAGGGTTTACTCCACTATAAGTTGTGGTGTCTTCTGCTCCACTTGTATTTGCCAAAAGTGTCGCAAGTGATCCCGCTGTGGTCGATACAGGCATTCCTCTCATGTTGTCGAACAAATACCAACCACCAGCACTTGATGACAACTTAATCAATAAAAACTGTACTTCATACCCCAAATTAATGTTGACGTTAGCAGAAGTGCTTGATGTAAACGACCCACAACTAATCACATTGTCCGTACCAGACAGACCAAAGCCGCCTGCGTCGTGAGCGAATAGGTAGGCGACGAATGTGTTGCCGTTGTTATTTACGCCGTTGCCGGTGCTAGAAACAGTAAATGTTGTGCTGGTTACGCTGGGAAACCAATCAGTAGCGGCGTTAGAAAATGCGCTTGTAGTATTTAAATTTCCCACACCCGCAGCGGTTCCAGAACTATTGCCAAGGCGGTGCCATACCTTCCAATCATATCCAGCTGCGCCATAATTTTTTACAATAATGCAGCCGGGCACGCTTCCTAAATTGTGGTTTATTACTTGACCAGTCGTGCCATTCCCCGTATACGTCACTACATCAAAGAACTTTGCTTGCTCGCGGAATGTCCATGAGACGTAGGTTGCTGCGTTAGTGTTGTAGTCAGCATCAGCGCCAATTGTGAAACCAGTAGTTCCAAAAGCAGTCAGTCCTGTAGATTCGGTTGCCTCCGCTGCTGTGCTATTTGATTCAAGCGATTTGGTTGCGCCACGAACAGTATCGGTAAGACGATGCCCTGTTGCACCAGAACGACCTTTAATCCAAACCAACCCTCCTTTAGTAGAAAGGTCAATACTATTAGTAATGGTTTGAGAAGAACCTGTACCCGTGTACAAGTACGTCGAGAATACGTCCTCGATGTAATTGGCGGCTGTAGTCTGTACGCCAAAAAACGACAGAATTGCTTGTAGGATGCCGGTCATGTGAGATTCGTTCCAGAAAGCACCCAAGTAGTGCTGGCAATCTTGACTGCGGTTGCCACACCCCACTGAGTTAGTGTTCTGCTGCCAGTTGCGCCATTCGATGACAAATACAGCGTGTCTGTTGTCAAAGAAATAGTGACGTTGTTGGCAGAACCATTAATGATCGTAACCGCTGAACCCACCGTAAATGCAACGTTAGAGTTGGCAGGAAAGGTGTAAGTCGCTGCTGCCTGACCTGTTGGGTGATAAATATGTTTACCCGCATCACCTAACACAACATTGTAGTTACCATTCTGGCTATTCTGTGGCAAGCCCATATAACCAACCACATTAACGCTGTCCGATACTGCGTTGCCAACACTGGTGTTAGACACGCTAGAGTTAGCAATGTTGCCCGTCATTGAGCCACTGCTAATCGTAACGTTTGTCAGCGTTAAGTTACCGACCGACGTTGCAGTGCCACCTAACGCAATGGTGGTATTACCAATGGTGACGTTGCCGCTTGCTGCGCCTGGTGCTTGGCTAGCCCAAGTGGTTCCGGTAGACACCAGCACGTTACCAGCAGTGCCTGGGGCTACAACCTTGACTGCATTTGCGCCATTACCAATCAACACATTCTCTGCGGTCAAACTGGTTAAACCTGTACCGCCTTGTGCCACAGTAATCGGCGTTGATACGCTGGTAATCGTCACATTCGCAAAACTCATGTTGTTGAGCGTTGTAACGGTATTGCCAAGTTGGATAGCAGTATTGCCTAACGTGATCGGGGTAGCAAAATTGGCATCCAACTGCGACAACGGTATAGACGTTGTTGCATTGGCAAATGTATTTGGAACTGGCATTTAGAACCTCACTCTCAATTCATGTTCGTACTCAAAACCGTTAATCACCATCGCTGATGAATTGGAAGTAACGGTCATACCAAGATACTTACCCCATTGCTGCGCGTCTGTTTTGTACAGCACAAATCCTTGACCACCAATCCACAAAATAATTGTGGAAGAATTATTAAGCCAAGAAATTGGATTTCCAAAATTATTAATCCAATTGACGTAATTGCCAAGTTCATAAACAGGGCTAACGCTAGTTTCACTATCTACCGTTGTTAGCAAAATGCCACCACCAGTAATAGTTGCTTCAATACCAATCTTTAGCGCCTGTTTTGTCCTAATCGGATCAGTCATCGGCATTAATGCCGTTTCGATAAGACTTGGCACAGTACTTACAGAATCAGAATACAAAAATAACAAGTCTGTACCTGTCGTGCCATACATATTGATTTTGCCGCCGGTTGGAATCGACGTAATCAACTTGGTTGCTGTGTTCTGATTAGTAAAAAACCATTTCTTATCAAAAAACACTGCTTGGACGTACCGATAAGTGCCGTTGTCGTTGTACCGGATGTTAAACGCCGCGCACAGAATATTATTCAACAGCACCTGACCTGCCGTGATCGTGGCAGTGGTAAAGTCAATATTTGGAAACACACCGTCTAGCGGGTCTGAAATCTTGGATGTGGTCGAGCCAACCAGCGCGTACACCCCGTACTCATTCATAAATAATACTGAACGGAAATACGGAAACAGACCGTAAGGCAAGCGCGTACCTACTGACGCACTAACGTTTGTGTTGGTGAAAATGGTTGTGCCAACATTTGTCACCCTGACATCAGAGAAAACGTTAATGCTGTCCTCGCCAAAGATGTACAAAAAGTTATTGGCTGACAACAGTTGCACGATATTACTGTGCAGCGTCGAGTCGGTCAGAGTAATTGCGCCAGCAGAAACACTTGTAAAGTCGCTGTAGCTACCAGCAGCAGAATAACTAACCGTTCTTCCCTGACTAACCCAGGTTCTGCCCGAAAAGGTTTGGATACCTGAGATGGGGTCGGTGAGGATGACTGCTTTGGCTGTCGCATTGCTGCCTCCCCCGCCGGTAATGGTTACGGTGATATTTGAGTTGTTGGTGTAGTTCGTGCCAGGATTGGTCATCACCACACGGGTAATCTGACCGCCTGCTAAGATAGCTGTACCCGCTGCCGCTGTGCCACCACCACCCGAAATAGTCACGATGGTGTTAGCTGCGTTGGTGTAGCCTGAACCACCGTTTGTCACCAGCACTGACACCGTGCCTTTTTTAAACGTAGACAAACTAGCAATTGCCGTAGCGTTCGTGCCACCACCACCAGAAATTGTGACCGTAGGCGGCGAGGTGTAACCCGATCCGGCTTCTGTTAGGGTAATCGCTGTGACCACATTCGCCAACACGGAAGCCTGGGCAGTCGCTTGCACCCCGCCTGTCTGATTAGGGGCGCTAATGACCACCGCAGGCACGTTGGCGTAATTGCTACCGCCATTGGTAATAACTACCGATCCAACCGATCCAATAGATACAAGATTAGTGCCATCCCAAGTGTAGACACCGTTGTTTGGATCGCCGATAAGTATGCGTTCGCTTTTCCACTGTGTGACGTTAATTCCGCTGCTGGAAAACGTGCCAGCAGTTGCGACATTGCCTTTACTGTAATCCAATACGTTGACATACTCAGCCCTCCCGTCCGCACAAAACCCTAACGCATAATCAGCGTTATTGATGTTGCAAGATGTTAAGGTGGTAACTGTGTTCGCAAACGTGACGTTCGCAGTGGTGTACGTTGGAACAATCTTGAGGTTGGCGTAACCGATAGGCATGGCATTTTCTAGCCACGCAAACTCATCCTTATCAATAGCCGTGCGGTTAGCTTTGGTATTGATACCTTTGAAGTTCTTGACTACTTCGTAGCTTTTCTTTTGCTCTGTCGCAGCCATAGTTAGAACGGAGTGCTATAGGGGTCAGGCATTCGCCTTGTGAACGTGGTGTTGAGTACAGAGCGAACCTTGCTGACATATTGCTGATAGAAAATTTCAGATTCGCCATAAGACTGTTCTTTAAACTTCGCCGTATACGATGCGTAGTACGCAACAGGTGTTGTATACGGATCAATAATGGTATCGACCTCTGCGCCATTCACTAAGGGCAAAGGCAAGATGGTTGTGTCCACCTCAATGGTGTAGACCTGATCAGGTACTGGCGAAATGTAAATCTGGTTTTGACCAAACACCGAAAACGCCACTGGACGCCCGATGTAATTCTGCCAATACCGTAACTGTGCGTTGAACTGTGTCCAGGACATATAGGACAGCGGATAGCGGCTGTTCCCCCAAAACACATTAATGTTCAGAATGTCTAACGTCTGAGCAGCTTCCGGCAAACTGCCATAAGGAATGATCTCGCAATTGCCTGCATACTGAAGCTGTGCCGTGCCGTTGGCAAAAGGCGCAGATGGCGGGAAGTTACTGTAAGAATCTGGATACGGCGGCGGTTGATCACCCGTAATGCCAGCCGTAGTAACGACATAGGTAAAGATGTTTGAGAAAACCAAGTCATTCAAAGCGACTGCCGTATTAGCAGCCCAAGGCACAGGATTACCGGAATAACCAACTGGTGCTATTGGTGTTTGAGCAACTTGTAGTTTTCTTAAACAGCCGGTATCTCTGGCAACACGCTCCCGCGCTCCGTTGATGTAATCAGTCAGTTCGGAGTCGGAATAGAAATTCCCGTTTGCGTCGTGCAACAGCCTACGGACTTCCGTGATATAGCTGTTAAGAGTTGCCATTTAAGACCCATATCTAAGCGGCTTTAACGACTGTTCTCCCCCGATGTGCTTTAGGCACAAGGGGGGTTACTGAGTCATCGCCAGGGGATAAAAAGCGATTCTGTTCCGGCTTGTCTTGGGTTATTTCAAACTTTGCCAACTTGACCAAACCTTCTTCGATCTCATTGGTTGATTTGCATAACCCAAGCATCACCATCGCAGGAAGTTTATTTTCCTGCTCATAACCAAATACATGACGCGCCATCTCAACGCTAATCTCGACTGGTTCGTTTACAGGAAACTTATAGTCTTTGAAAGCGTAGTTTTGGATCAGAGCTTTTTCGCTCCGATTGGTCACATATACAGTTGTCATATTAGAAGCTAATTACATCGCCCCACACCACAATGTCCACCGTATTAGTATTGCCAGAAGCGGTGTTCACGTTGACGAAAAAGGCTTGAGTTTGGTTTCCTGTAATAGCAGTCGTTTGGTAAGTAGAAGTTACTGCAATGTCTTGAAATCTACCAACACCGGCAACGCTAGAGATAACCGTGTTAGCAGTTATCAAGTTGCCACCATCATTGGTAAAACCAATTGACACGTTCGCAGAGGCAACTGATCCGGTAGGATTTTGTACGGTAATACGACGTACGATCACCTCACCAGAAGTTGCCGCTGTGCTACCTGCTGTCAGACCGCCACTCAGAATAGGGATAGCGATAACTGCGTTACCGGCAGTGCCAAGACTTACTGTTCTTGCAATACCTAAACGAAAGTTACTAACGCTATCACCTGCCGCCGATGCCAGACTATCTGAGTTAGCCATGCTGCCCCCTTACGATGCGTAAGTGCTGCTGACGTTGCCACCACCATTGACGGTGAACAGCGTGATCGTAGGAGCGCCAGCTAGTACGTTTGCACGGACATTAGTACCGTCAGCAATGAACAGACCACCCGTGTTGTTAGCAACCACAACGCTCCAAGAAGCATTGCTAATGTTGCCAGACTGGTTGGTGTTCAGTTCGATAGTGACGTTCGCAGTCGGTGCAATGTAGTAAGTACCCGCCGGAAGAACTACTGTCGCGTTACCAGCAGCCTGCGCCTGAAAGTAAGCAGACGCAGCATTAGTTGCTGAACCTGCTACTAGAATTTTATTTAAACCAAGTGCCATGACTATTTCTCCTTTACAGTGTTAGAGAGTTATAGCCCGTGACCTTGGTCATCGACTTAGGCTTCGTGTTGACCAATTCAGCAATCGTCAGCACTGCGCCAACGTAGCCAATCTGCCAGTTCGGAAGGGTCGATTCAAAGCCCGTGAACACGAACGAACCTTGCTCATGGATATAGAGCGACAGGTAGTTGCTGTTCAGGAAGTACACAGTACCTTCTGGGCAATAAGGATCAGGATAAATTGGCACACCAGCGACCATCAAAGCACGGAAAGCTGCTTGTGGGCCGTTGGCATCACCATCAAAACCGTTACCTGGGGTGATCATGTACTGCTCTTGACCAACAAAGTCTTGAGCCAACAGAGTCCAAGTACCAAAGCCGCAAACACCAAACGACGGTACTTCAGCGCCGTTCTTCACGGTTCCGCTAATGTACTGGAGGATGTTCTGACGGGTTGGGTTGACCGAACCAGCGGCATACTCTTTCGACTGCCACCAGCTATAGGTCGAACGGTTGATGTTACCGTAAGTACCCGATGACGAAACAGCAGCCGGTAGGCCGGTGAACTGTTGCGTGTTGGTTGTGTTGGTATACAAGGCGGTAGCCATCGCATCCATCATGACGTTGGTCGCGTCGTTCATACGCGCTTCGATCAGAGGAATGATAGCTGCGTCTTGCTGGACTGCGCCTTCCATACCGAGGAACGGTACTGGGGCAATCATCAGCTTCAGGTTGAATTCAGCGTTGTAAGCACCCTGCTGAACAGACGGTTGAGCGAACGAGCCGCTGTAGTCTGACCACTGAGCATTTACAAACTGAGAACCCTGGACGGGAACGGTTACAGAAGAAACACCACCGGAAGCCTGTTGCGAGTTAGCAATCAAAGCCGCCATCAGCGGTGTTGAGTTATAGAGTTGTACGACCAGCTTCGGGATAAACGCTCTACGGGTAACGTAAGTTAGTTCCGTAAATTGCGTACTACCCGTTGCCGGAAGAATACCGCCACCAATAGGCATAGTTTATCTCCGAGTCAAAAATCCCCTTGTTTACAGGCCAATGGGTCGCGGGTTTTTCCGCAACTCATTGAGTGCTTTTGCTGCTTCATCCCGTGCGCCAGCAACAGGGTTCTTCCAGTATTTTGACAGGTCGAACTTGTTGATTGCTGACGGGTTGTAGCCAGTTGGCGTCGGTGCGGCAGATTGCTGCATCCAGCGCCAGTATTCGGCTGCTGCTTCGTGGTTAGTAATGCCTTTCTCTAGCATGACCTTCTCCACTTCCTCAATGTCTTCATCGTTGTCAATCAGACCCTTCGACTTTAGCTTGTTGCGACGGGAGTTCAACTCATCCATCGCATCGCGCTCACGCAGCTTTGCTTCCAATTGATTAACACGGTCATACGCTTTATCTACCGCATGGCGCGTGTAGTCCTCAATCTCCAGTTCTGGAATCGGCATCTCCGGCTTAACCTTCTTCACTTGACGCAGAAAGTCTTTGCGGGTTTCAGGATTCTCAGAAAGCTGTTTTGCTAGCAAAGCCAGTTCGTCACGGGCTTCTGGTGTCAGGTCTTCTAATGACATGATTTATCCCCTTAATAAATTAGATAACGCGCTTACCGTCACCAGGCTTCTGAACTTGCATTTTGTTCTTGCTGCCTGCTGCACCAGCATTTTTCAGACCGCCAAACTCCGAGTAACGTGGAGTATTAACGATTTGACCATTCTGCTGATTGTTGTCGGTAGGCTTACGGGGTGCGGAAGCACCGCGAGGCTTGAAAAGATCCAAAGTATTCTCCTTTGCCTTAATTAAGGCGTTGCCACAGCTTGTTACGAACAATGTCAGCGACGGTTTTGCCGTCAACACCGTAAATTTTCCCAAGCTGTCTAAAAGAAAACTTGCCGGTTTCATACTCTTTCCGGATCATTAAAATCTGATCCGAAGTAAGTTTGTTTCTACCATGACGCTCACCAAAGGCATGATTGCCTCGATTTCTACTTTCCCTATCTTTCGCATTTTGCTTGTAATCACCAGCATACAAATGATTAGGATTTACGCAAAACGGATTATCGCAAGTATGCAAAACAAACTTGCCAGTTGGGATTTCTCCTTTTGCCGTTTCGTAAGCAAAACGATGGGCAAAAATCCAATCGTTATTGCCTATAGCAAACTTGCCATATCCAAATTTGTTGGTTGCCGCCGTCCAAATATGACAATCCATGAACGGTATACGCTCAATTTTTGCGTCAAATCGTTCTTGAATAGTTGCCATAATTTACATAGGTTGAGGGGTAGCGCCTGGCATCTGCATACCAGGTATTGCTGGCGCTGCTGCCAATGCCTTACCTTCCGGCGTTGCGCCACCCGCTTGCGGAAGTGTTTGTAGCATCTGAAGAATCTCAGACTGCTTCAATTCGTCAACGGATTCTTTCTTGCCGCCGATCACGCCGGTCAAAGTACGCAGCGCAGACAAGACTTTGACGCCTTCAGGCGAATTACTGCCTAACGCAGGCAGTGCTTGTTGTATTAAGTCCATCGCCAACCCTAAATTGACCATCGCGCCTTCACGATTACCCATTTTGGGTTCCGGTGTGGACATCGGGGCAGACATTGGGGGCGTTTGGTCAGTTGCAGAGGCTTCAGACGCCAAAGGTGAAGGCTGTTCAGCCCCGCGCTGGCTACGCATCATCTGCATCAGTTGATCCGGTGGTACGCTCATAAATACCCCAATAAATTTTGGCGATAGAAGTAATCGCTTTGATAGCTTTTGTCAAGTAGGGGCGTATATTTCACTTCCCCGCCCCCGCAGGGAAAATCCCGAAGGATTACTTGCGGCCTTTACGACCTTTGCGACCTTTGCGTGCCATGACAGCCTCCACAAAATGCGGCCAACTTAACAGGGGAAGTCAGCCATACCCCATTCCTTGCTAGGAATTACCGACGGGTCTTGCGACCGCGCTTCATTTTCTTGTACATCGTCATCTCCTGACAGGTTTATCCCCTTACTGTACGTCCGTAAGTCCGTGTGGACGGGCTACGGTCAAAACTCTTTACGCCTTGCACCCGATATTGCAGGTTTGGCTGACGGGGCGAATCTTTCATCGGAGCCGTTGTGCCTGCTCTTGGTTGGTCAGCCTTTGGTGAAATAGCATCTTTAGCCATCATTCCCCCACTGCTTTTAGGTCAGGTTTACCTTGTTGCGGTTGCTGTTGCGGCTGCTGTGCCTGTTTTGCTTCCATGACTTTCAGCTTTTCCTTCAGCAACTGCTTCATCGGCGGTTCTAGCAAATCTATCAAAGATTCCTTGTCGATAGCGCCAGCCTTAAACATATTGAAGGCCAATTGACGCAGGTCTTCCGTAAAGATCGGGCTGTTGGAATGCGCGTCTACCTTCACCACATAGTTCTTTGTAAACTGCTCTGCTATAAATGGCAACCCTTCAGCGTCTTTCAGCTTGCTGTCATCGTAGGCTTGGATCAGTTTTAAGAACAGTGTGGCTACTTTTTCCAGACTATCTTCAATAATGAGCGCACGTTTTTTTGCTCTTGAGGAACCAAGTCGGGCGAGTTGGGAGGCATGGCCTTGGCTTCTGACGCCGGTTTCCCCTCTGCCTGAGAGCACGCTTGTAATACCTGACGCTTCCGCGAACATCTGATCCACTTCACGAATCACCTCGAACAAGTCACCTGGCATTTGCGGCGCCATCTTCTCAACTTTAGCGTTCGGCATATCGGTTGCCAGCAAGCCGCCTGCCCGATTCAACGCAAAGTTCTTCTCATCCAAGATGCCGGTAAAGCCAATCAATGCGGTTGGTGGGGAAACTTGCTTGGACAGCAAGTCTAGAATCTCCGTCATGCGCTTGTTCCGCAATGATTGCAAGAACACCAAGCGTTGCACCTCGCTCTGACCCCAGTAGTAGTCGTACATTGGGTTAGGGCAAAGTTGGACAAACGGCAGTTCGCCTTTCAAGAAGACTTGCTCACCTGGTCGGTCATAGATGATGACGTCCGGTTCGGCAATCGTGACCACCTGATAGTCCAGCGTGTCATCGTTCCAGACCCACAGTTCCGTCATCTCGACAGTATCTTCAGCCACCCGCGCCTTGTAGCGGTTCATGCCAGAGAGGTCTAGGTTGACTGTACCTGTCATGGTCGGGTTGGTCTGCGACATGATGATGCGGTCAATGCCATCAGGGATGTCGAGTTGCTGCGGCTGGTAAGAAGACGTTACCCGTTTGACAATCTCATCGCGTTTTGGATGCGAGTACAGACGGGCATAGAGTTCCGACTTGGTGATGTAGTAAGTCTGCGCTATCGCCTCTTGGCGGTCTGTGTAGGGAACATCCTCGCGCAACACGCCAATCGAAGATGGTTCCACCATGTAGGGGTGGACGCCATTGTTGACGATCAGCTTAACGTAGGTTGTGCCAAAGCACAGCGCCCAGGTTAGGGCGGTAGAGAAGACCTGATCACAGTTGCTGTTGAGCCATTCATCGTTCAGCTTGTTGGTCAACACCGGAATCTTGCGGTGTTCCAGCGGGCTGACTTCAGCACCAAGGTTGATAGTGAACCGTGTCGTTTCTGCGGAATACAGGAAAGACGTTAGCTGGTCGATGTGCGGAAAAATCTTGTTAAAAAGCGCCGGTGATTCTTCCGGCGCTGCCCCAAACAAATAGTAGGATCGAAGTGCGGAGTAATCAGCCTTGCGTTCCTCCCGTGACACAAAGCACTTCTGGATTAAGTCCAGATAGAACTCCTCACGGTGCAGTGGGTTGCTAGGTATCCGCATTTGGATTTATTTGCAGGTTGTCATGGTCGGCTATATAACTCGCAGTCTTGGGTGCTGTCAAGTTACCAAGGTCTTTAGGGTTCACGCCCACAGGTTCACCGTTAATAGAACGATAACCATTGCCCTTCACCAAGCTGTCCAGATTCCAGCGAGTGCCGGACGTATTGCCCCACATCACTGCGTCACCAGGGCGCGGCTCTCTTGGCGCTTCTGCTGGCGTCTTGTTGTTGCGCGTTAGATAACCCGATTGGTTTTCACCCTCACGCACTGACTTGATGTCCGTCATGTCAAAGTCCATCGCCAACTGCTGGAGCGTCTTGTCATTGTGTTTAGTCTTATCAGACTTTAAACCCACCGGCTGAAGATGCACAATGGACACTTCTTCATCGCAGTTCTTCATCGGACACTTGGCATCAAACGACTCAAAGTAGCCGTGTGTCGGACAATAATAATCACGCAATATCGCCATAATCATATCCCCTTCAATTTATCATCAAGTGTATAACCAGAATAATCAAGACGATTCTTAATACCAATATCCAGCTTAATCTCGCCATCTTTGAGCGTAAGTCCATAGCCTCTAACCATCCTCATCTTGGGTTCTTTTCGCCATTCGATCCATTTCTTTCCGTAACGTTCCATCACCGCTACCTCACCATTACGCCAGGCGTCATAGCCTCTGGACACCCTGCGCTGGATCAACTCCGTCATCGGATACTTCTCATTGATAAAGACGTTGTAGATGGTCTTGCGGTCAATGCCACATAGTTCAGAAAACAACTCCAACGGGATACCGCGTCTTTCATCAGCCACAAACGCTTTGATAATCCGCAGCAATTCTTTCTTAGGAATAATGTCGATCACGCATTGCCTCCGTACATTCCTATCCTACGCAAATAGTCCGACACGTTCCTGCCCACCGCCACTTGTTCTGGCGTCATGTCATCTGTCTTTCTGCTCATCTCGCGGGTGATCTTCATGTTGATTAACTTAGGCTGCACCTGTTCGGCAAATGCCGCGCAAGCCAAAGCCGCTGCCATCACACGATCATCCTTGTTCCTACCTGTTGCCTCAATGCTTGAGCCATCGCGCACAATGGTCTTCATCTCATCAATCAACTCGGTCGAGTAAATCGCCATCATGTTGCGCTCAAAGTAATCCTTCATGTACGACAGCATTCGCTCTTTGGTTTGTGATGTCGTAATCCAACCGATGCTGTTACTGATACCGCCTAAGGTATCGTTACGCCGCCAGATATAGTTGCTCATGCTACCTAGCACGTTCATCAAGTCATAGCCTTGTTGACCTGTTAGCGTTGCAGCCTGCCGCTTTAAGTTTCTTAGTTCGTTGATGACTGCCTGACCAGGGCCATTGACCTCAAGGTTTAATGTCGAGTTCTTGTAAGCGCCAGCAAGGTGGGCGATCACCCACGCAAACTGATAGGTGTTCATCTCCGGTGTCGCAAACTCTGCAACTTGCTCCATACCGTCAGCATAGCAACGGAAGACTTGTATGCAAAAGCGATCAGCCCAATCAGAACTGCCATAAGCAGGGTCTGCACCAATAACGTAATAAGCCGTATCAACGGGTTCCTCCCATACAGTTAGTGTTGCCAAGCGTTCCGTAGACTTCACCACTTCTGTATCTAAGAAGTTCGCGCCCATGCTGTAGCGGTAATAGTCGCAACCAATCTTCTTGGCAATCTTCATCATGTCCGTGCAACGAGCATTCGAGAAGAAGGAAGTTCCCGTCATAATGAACGCATAGTCTTCAGTGGGCGGGAACTCCTGATACATCAGCGCATCATCCTTGATGCCCTCATGTAGCTTCCAACGCCACCAGGCCATCTGTCTGCTATTGATCTCTACGTCGTAGAGTTTTTTAATGTCGCGTGTCCATTCTTTTTCTTCTGGTGTTAGCTTGCCATCCCAATAGACTTTGTAAATCTGTGAGGAGGCATCAACAGAATAAAATTGGTTACGCCACCAGCCACAGAAGATGGCTCTTTGTGTTTTAGCGCGTTTCGCGGTGACGTACATATCGTGGAACATATTAAAGCCACGCGCAGTGGACTCGAAGATGTACAGACGGTTCGGGTTGGTTTCAGCTAAAGAGGCCAGCAGTGAGGCTAGACCTTCTTCATCGCCCCAGGACGAAGTTTCGGTTCCATGTAGGAAGGTAATGGCTTTACCGCGACCAAGTGAGCCTTTAGCCCTAAGCCCCGCGACTTGATAAAAGAGGCGGCTTCTATTCTTGAGTTGAAGCTGATTCCGGTTGTGGGCAAGAAGCGGTATGCGCCATTCTTTGGGTAAACCTTCCATGTACATGGCGAGGGTTGACCGGAACATATCTCTGTTTTCTTCTGTGTCTGTGGTGAGTGTGCCTTGGAGTCCATTGTGTATAAAGTGCCAGTAAAGGTCTAATGCCAAAGAGATTGTTGTAATACCTAACTGCCGCCCCTTTAGGATCACAAAGAAGTGGATGTCTTCAGCTAGTCCTCTGTTGATCTCATCCATCACATAGGTTTGTGTGCCTAGCAGCACATCCATCTTCTTCAAGCCTTGCTCTTTGGTTTCAATCTTGAGTTGTGAACAGAACTTGTAAAACTGCGCGAGATTAAATTTCATGCCATTAGCATTTCATATTTATAGTGGTCAGCAAACAATTCAAATATCGTGTCTTCACCTTGGATGCCAGCCATCTGTTCTTTGGTCAACTTCCATAACACAATGTCATCAGTGACCAATTGTCTAAACCGAGCGTGATGTCCAAACACCTTGGTTAAGTCCATGCCCTCATGGGGTGGCCCCAAGTGTTCAAAAGAAAAGTATTTTGCCAACTCATCAGGACAGAATTGAATGCCAACATTCTCCAACGCAGGCCGCATAAAGCAGCAGACCTGAACATCCTCATTCAATAACATTGACTCAACCTGTTGGTTACGCATGATGCCGTACTTAGAAGGCGCTTCTAGCATGGCCTTACTCCGCAGGCTAAAGCCGCCGTTCTGCACCACTCTGATATTTGACTCGCCCCACCAGGTGTAGACGGTCTTGTACACCCCGTAGCTGGTTAGTGCTGCGTGTGTCAGCCCACCCACATAGTCATGGGTTAGCCATTCATCTCGCCAGTTATCAGGGTTTAGCGCCCACCCGTCATGTTGCACGATCAAGGCGTAAGGCGTGTCTATGTAGTTATGTAGCGCGTACAGCACAAACTCAGAATACGCATGGTAATCAAGGCTGTGTGCTATTAACTTCTGTGGCGCATCTGTCGCTACCGCCACATTCGTAATTAACAACTGCTTGCTGCCAGGC